TCCTGAACTATTGCCATTGGCCGAACAGGGATTGATTCGCGTGGTAGAAGAAGATGACATAGATGGTTGGATGCAAGCAGTCGGCGAGGCCATGAAGGAATATCCGAACAAGGCAGGGCAAGAGTATGCACGTCAACAGACGTGGCAGGCCCGTTATGAGCAGATAAAGGGGGCTTTAGGTTGGATTTAACTAAGTATTGGGATGGCTCAAAAGATGAATTATCCAACCGCGACCCCGAGACGCTTATAGGATGGAAAGAGAATTACCAGTATATTGCTGATTGTATGACCGTACTTGACATTGGGTGCGGTATTGGCAATGTGGTATCGTGGTTATACGATAAAAAGCATATAGCAATGGGCATTACTTACCAACAAGAAGAAGCTAATAAAGCTAGGGAATTGGGCAGAATTGTTCATTGCCAAGATATGCACGAAATAACTTATTACAATAATTCTTTTGACGCTTTCATAATGTGGGACAGCCTAGAACATGCCATTGCCCCGCTTGTGGCACTAATGGAAGCTAAACGTGTAACTCGCAATGGTGGTAAAGGTATGATATTTATTCCTAATCAGGACTGGATAGAGTGCAGTTATTATATCATCGTGCCGACAATCCGGCAAATGAAACACTTACTTGAATTGGCAGGTTTAACGCTTGTAGATATTGTTGACATGGGCAATGAACAAGCCGTATACAAGGTGGCGGTGAACAAATGATAAATGACCGCGCATGGTGGGAAAATGAGTTCTTAAACAACTGGGAAGTGGGCATTGACGGTAAACAGCAGACATTATACTTCGCTCAGTTGATGCTTGATAATCTGCCGGAAGATGTCAAAGCGTTTTTAAGCGTGCCAGGGACAACCGTATTGGATTGGGGATGTGCGCTTGGGCAGGCGGTAAATTTAGTGCAAGCAACCTTCTCTGGTGCCAATGTTACGGGGCTTGATTTTGCTGAAAAAGCGATTGAAAAGGCGCGTGTATTGTTTCCTGGCAATCGGTTTATGAGCAGGACATTTAACAAAGAGATTGACTTTTACGATGTGGTTTATACTTCAAACTGCTTAGAACACTTCTCTAATCCAATGGATAACATCAAGGACTTGCTTGAAGGAACGGGCAAATATTTTATTGCGTTAGTCCCGTATAATCAAGGCGGATTTGCTGGGCTTATGGATATGGATTGTCATTTTTATTCCTTTACGGAGAGTTCGTTCCCAGGGCAAATAGGCGATTTTGCGCGACAACATTGCAAGGTAATACCGCCTGTTAATCCTGATATGTGGAACGACAACCAATTGTTGGTGATTTATGAACAAGGGCGGTGATAGCGAATGAGATTAAAATGGCCCTTTAAGCGAGCGAGGGCAGAACCGGAGCCTATACCGACAGGGAGAATAACTTCTACTGGCAGTGGCTTTCACGGGCGCAGTACCCTTTCACCCTATCGGTCAAGGACTTCTGATGTATTGGAAACATTGCGAACGATACCCGATGAAGTAGAAGCCTTAGACTTCCTGAGACGCACGACCCCGGATATTTCGATGGCTTTATGGAACTTCGTAAGACTTGCCAATCAAGGGCACGAAATGAAGTTTAATGATTTGAACGGCAAGCGGATGGAGTCTGTAGAAAAACAATGGCGAGAATTTGCAAGCCGTGTCAATCAAGTGTCAAATGCAGGACTTGATGGCTTAATCGACGTTCTGCATTACTCAGCCTATATGCGATGTGCTCAGGGGCTAGAGGTTGAAGTAAACACCGATAGAACCGACATTGTAGACGTTTATCCTGTTATCCCTCAAACGATAATATGGGAGCTTGAAAAACGCAATGGGCGCGAGGTCTGGATTCCGTATCAGCAACAAATGGCGAAAAAGGTATCACTTGAACCGGGTAAAGCTAACTTCTTCTGGGTTCCGACTGACCCTGACATTGACGACCCTAGAGGTAACCTAGTTATGTCATCGGTTCTACAGTCAATCGACTTCCAGATGCAGATAATGCAGGACCTACAAGCTGTCCTCCACAGGCAAGGGTGGCCTAGAAACGACATTTCAATCGACCTTGAGCGAATGGTGAACTCGATGCCCCCCAGCGTTAGAAACGGCACTGAGGGCAAACGGCAAGAATGGCTGATGAACCGGTTTAATGAGATACGAAATGCAATGGATAGCTTGAACCCCGATTCCGACTATCTGCATTTTGATGACATTACCATAAACATGAACCAGGGGGCCAATGCTGCACGAAGTTTAGACGTTAGAGCTGTAACAGAATTAGTTGATGTTCAGGTAATGAACGGCGGTAAACAGATGGGCATTTTCTCTAATAGAACGTCTGGAATAACAGAAACTTGGGGTACTGTCCAATTCCGTATTTTTTGTTCTGGTATAGCATCTATTCAGCGTGGCAGTAAGCGACTGATTGAAGAAGTAGCCCGCTTATGGCTTAGGGTTCATGGCATTCAAGCTGTTCCAAAATTCTCCCATAATCTAATAGACTGGGAAAGCGAAGGCCAGAGGATGACGGTAAGGTTGCTGGAAGAAGAATTCCATGCTATTGCTCAACTGATGGGTTGGCAGGATGGCGATGATGCCGCTAGTGCTGTTCTAGGCAAAACCAATGCCGTTGGGGAACCGGTAGAAGGTACAAAGGTGTCCTTCGGCAGAGGAGGTGATTCTCGTGCAACCGATGAACAATTGCCGGGTGAATTACAGCAAACCAGTAAGAGAAACTTGCGCTCACGATTGGGTATTGCTAGAAGCTGATATTCCCGACCAAACAATTTACTTTAGATGCAAAGTTTGCGGTGTAAAGAAAATAGTACCAATTAAAAATCTTAAGGAGGAAAAATACAATGTTTAAATCTGAATTTATCAAGGAGATAGCTCGTGAAGCTGACTTTACCCAAGCTGAAACCGCGAGATTCCTAGAGGCGTTTCAAGAAGTCGTGACCAATGCCTTAGCCGAAGGCGACGAGGTTATGCTGACAGGATTTGGTTGCTTTTCCGCTAGGAGAAAACCTGCTCGCACGATGTTATCTTTTGGCAAAGAAATTGATGTACCTGCCAAGAAAACTATTGTCTTTAAGGCTGGTAGAACGCTGAAAGAGGCGGTCAATTAATTTAATGATACAGTGAAAGGTGGTGAAATGATTGGCTGATTTTGGAGTCCCTACAGCGGGGCAACTGGAAAAGATAAATGCGCTGGCAAAAAGGACCTTATCGAAAGATGAGGTTTTTGCTTTTCCAACCAAGATGGTAGGCGATGCGCTTCTTCCTGAGAGGTATTTGAAACTTCACAAGTCCCTGCTAGAGCTTTACAAGACTGATGCTAAGGCTGGCGTAGCTTTTATGCTCGACCATGCGTGGGCAGGAATACAGAAGGCTTTAGTTTATGGCCGTACCTTCGACGCAAGCATTAAGAGAAGCGATGGCACTGTTGAGGGTGAAACATGGGCATTGCACGGCGATACTTACATTGTTCGAGGCAAGGAGAAAGATGGCATTTCAACCGACTCTATCATAGCTGATATTGAAGATGGCACTCTGTTTGACGTATCTATCGGCTTTGGATTTGAAACTGCAACCTGCTCTGTTTGTGGTGAAAACTATTACAGATGCGAGCATTGGCGAGGCCGAGAATACGAAGGGCAGTTATGTTACATCATAGCAAAACCGCCGGGGTACTTAATGGAATTGAGTGGCGTGTTCGATGGTGCTTACCCTACGGCTGGCATATTGTCGCAGATGAGCCTTCCAGAAGGGCAAAGCGAGCTTATTCAACTGCCGGACGAGGAATTAAAGAAACTGCCGTCTGGAATAATGACCTATGCCTCGTATGGCTCTAATAGCGGTAGACTGTTGACCTATCACAAAAAAGATGACCTTGCAAAAGGCAATACTTTTTCAGTCCCCGATTTATCAAAACCGAAAGGAAGTGACCAAGAGATGAGTGAACCCGTAACCTATACTCAGGAACAAGTAGATGCTCTGATAAAAGAAGCTGTCGACAAAGCAGTAGCCGAAGCTCTGGCTAATGCGCCTGCTGTTGACCCCCCTGCTACCCCCGAGGCGTTTATGACTCAGGAGCAAGCAACCGAAAAGCTGGGCAAAGAGCTACCCGCTGACAAGGTGCTGACCTACGCTAAAGAGGGCATGGACTATATGACCCAACTGGTGGAAGATGCAGTGGCAATGGGTGTAAGGGCGCAGGGCAATGACTTCCCGGCTGAGACTTGGAAGAATACCTTTGCTGGCATGAGTTCTCAGGGCATCAAGGACATTATGGCTACCTTCGAGAAACAGGCGAAAGAGGAAATCCCTGCTGGCAGACAGTCAAGCTCATTTAATCAGCAAACTATCGCGCAGACCCTTCCTGATGACGCTTTTAAGGTTGGAAGGTAGCAGACCCTAACAAACACATAACTACCCTAAAACAAGCCGCTAAATTAGCGGTTATTTTTATGCCTATCAATAACAGAAAGGAAGTGTTCACAATGGCAAGAGGTGGAATTAGAGGTGGAATTGACCATGAAGGAATTGGCAAACTTGGAATGACTTATAAGGCTAATGCGGCCTTAGCAGCTGCTGTTGCTGCTGCTGGTGGCATCGGCACTACTGCTGGACGCGCTGCTGTA